AAGGGCAAGTGTTTTACGGTTTAGATTTCGGGTTTAATGTCGCCACAGCACTAGTAAGGATAACAATAGCGGACGGTGTTGCTTATGTGAAGGAGATGCTCTACAAGACAAGGTTAACTACTTCAGACCTAATAACAGAACTACAAAATTTAGCGTTAAAACGGACAGATGAAATATTCTGTGATGCTGCTGAACCCAAGACTATTGAGGAATTATACAGGGCAGGATTTAACGTTAAGCCAGCAGACAAGGACGTAACAGAGGGGATAAGGAAGGTTAAGAGCTATCCTTTGTTCATTGAGAAAAACAGTTACAATATCATATCTGAGATAAAGAAATACAAGTGGAAGGTGGACAAGAACGAGGTGGTATTAGATGAGCCAGAGAAAGAGAATGACCACGCTATGGACGCTATGAGGTACGCCATTTTTACAAAATCGAAAACGCCTACATTATCGTGGGCTATATTATAAACGATGGGGTTATTTGACTTCTTTAAGAAAAAGGGACTAAATCCCAACGTGCAGACTCCTATAATGCCTGTCATCTTTGGCGGCCATTCATTCGGGATGTACGGTAAAAATGATAGCGAGGACGCATTTGTAACTAACGCAGATGTTTACGCTATTGTGTCCCTTTTAGCAAGGAAGGCATCATCTATCCCGTGGTATGTGTACAGGAAGAAACAAGAGAAGGGTAGTAAGATAGCCCTAGAAAGATATAAACTTGCTTCAAGGCAGCCGTTTGATTTAAAAGCTGTTGAGAGGCTAAGAGCTAAAGCCCTGGAAGATGATGAGATTGTAACGGACAGCCCAATAGCTAAACTGTTGCAACGTCCCAACCCAACACAGGGTCAAGATAAGTTCTTTGAATCACTATACATTTGGTACTTTCTGAATGGTGAAGGGTTTATTTGGGGGAATAACGGGAATATAGAGGGTGGTGAGTTTGTTGAGTTGTACCCTTTGCCTTCACAGAGAATGGATCACATTGCAGATCCTAATGACATATTTGGCATATTAGGGTGGAAGCTGAACATTAAGCAAGGTATTTACCTCAATAAAGAAAATGTCCTTCATTGGAAGATGTCTAACCCACAGATTATTGACGATCACGTTAATATCAGGGGTTTGAGTCCTTTACAGGCTGCATACAGGGTTTCTCAGATGGGATCAGAGGCAGAGACGGCCGGATATTCCATGATGAAGAACGGCGGCGCAAAGGGTGCTTTATCTCCAGAGCCTGTTAACCAACAGGTGCCAATGGTTACCCTAGAACAAGCCCAAAGTATTAAGGACTTCATGAGGGATTATGTGAACGGTGGAACGAATAAAGGCAATATCACTGTTTTACAAACTCCCTGGAAATATTTAGACTTTGGGCTGAGTTCAGTAGATATGCAGTTGATAGAAAGCCAGAAGATAACCCTTCATAAGTTATGTAGGGTGTTTGGTGTTCCTGTGGTTCTTTTTGAGGCTGACTACATGACTGATAACAACTATCAGAACGCTTTGAGGGACTTGGTGACTAATACGATTGTTCCGGCCATTGCTTCACTCAGAGACGAGTTAAACAGGTGGTTATCTAAGGACGGTATTTACATTGATTTTGACGTACAGGCTTTACCTGAGCTTCAAAAGGATATTGAGAAACTTATCACAGGGTTGGCCAATGCATCATTCTTGACTTTCGATGAAAAGCGTGAGGCATTAGGATACGAACCCAAAGGCGGTGCTTTCGATGTCGCTTATGTGAATAGTGGTTTGGTAAAGTTGGAAGACGTTGGAATGGATTTAACTATTGACGATGGATCAGACCCTATGGCAGCAGGTAATGAGTAAATATCCCAAGCTAGAGAAGGAAAGGACTTGTAGAATGGAGAGGGAGTTAAGAAACGCAGCCCGAAAGGAATACTACGAAAAGTTATATGAAGCCAAGAGAGCGCAGGACATATTGGAGGCAGGTAACAAGGATACAACTCAAGTTACAAGCTAAGTATTCTGCGAGAATCAAGGCGGTACTGGACAGGAAGCTAAAAGAGTTCATTGAATCGTACAAGGATAGGGGCAGTCTGGATATGCTCGAGTTGTGGAATAACGACCTATTAGAGGTGTATAAGAAGCTGTATGAAGAAACCTATGTAACGTTTGCCAATGTTCAGTACAGAAGATTGAGAGATATAGCCAAGCAGTATGAAAAGAACATGGGTTTTAACGCTGAATGGACGGCAGAGGTTAACAGATGGCTTGCTCAGTACGGGCTAAACCTAGTGAGTACAGTGAGCGGGAATTTCAGAGAGGTGATTTTAGACCTGATTAACAAGCAGATTCAGGACGGCGTTGAGCAAGGATTAGGCGTTGATATAGTGACTAATAACATACTAAAGGCTATAAGAGAGTTTGGGGACAGGAACAGTTATTGGGCTGAAAGGATTGCACGAACTGAGACAATGAGGGCGAGTAACCTAGGCCACATGGCAGGAGCAAGGAAGCACAAGTTTGTTGTGGTGAAAGAGTGGATAGCCGCTAAGGATAACCGGACGAGAAGATACGAAAAGAACGTATTCGACCATTGGATATTAGACGGACAACAGAGAGAAATGGATGAGGCGTTTTTTCAGGTGGGTAGGAATGGACAGGCTGCAAGAGCGATGCAACCAGGGGACGCAGAAGCACCTAAAGAGTTCACGATTAATTGCAGATGCACGATAGCTTTTGAACCAAAAAGAGATAACAACGGGAGGTTAATAAGAAGATAAATACCATGAATACTACAATTATTGTTTACGTGGCCTTTTCTATTGCGATAAAGATAGTATTAGCTATTGCTGCATACAGGAAGGGTTATAGCGATGGGATAAGTGATACAGAGGAATCAATTGGAGTATTTAGTAAAAAAGACTTGTTTAAATGATATACGATTACAAACAGTTTGACCTAGAAGTAAAAGATGTAGACAAGAAGCAAGGTATTGTTTCTGGCTACTTTTCTGCTTTTAACATCAAGGATTCAGACGGAGATATAATTCACCCCGGCGCATTCGCAAGATCCATCAAGGATTGGGGGCCAGAGGGTAAAAACAGGATTAAGCACCTAAAGAACCACGATCCAGGCACTCCATTGGGCAAGCTTATCGAATTAAAGGAAGATGGATTTGGATTGCACTATACATCTAAGGTTGGCACACATGACGCAGGGAAGGATTTTATTAAGATGGTAGAGAGCCAGCTAATTACAGAGCATTCCATAGGGTTTAAGGACGTAACGCCAAAAGAGCTAAAGGATAATGGTAACGGGGCTAACAACATGACTGACTTAATTCTTTATGAGGGTTCAAGTCTTACTGCATGGGGCGCACAAGAGAATACGCCATTGACTGGTTATAAGTCATCGGTTAAATACATATCTGAACGTTTGGAAAAGTTTGAAAAGTTTGTAAGAAACACAGACGCGACAGATGAAACAATTGAGTTGTGTTTAATCTACATAAAGCAACTAGAAGGCAAAATTGAAGCCATGAGTAACACTCAGCCAGCCGTTGAGGCAGTTGGGCAGCGAAAAGGTGATAATGATGCAATGACAGCTATCAATTTATTAATTCTAAAACATTTTTAAAGTGGAAATTAAAGACGTAATGGACGCTCTTGATCCTAAAATTAAGGAGTATAAAGAGCAACTGGTTAATGAGGTAAAAGGCATTGACCAAAAAACAGCAGACAGGATTAGCGAACTGAACGAGGACGCTAAGAAGAAAGGCGAAACACTGGCAGAGCTTTCTGAGAAAGTAAACCAGGTAATTGCTAACGCTGGCAAGCTGAAGGCCGAAGGCGAGGCTAAAAAGACATTCACCGAGCAGTTTTCACAGGCTCTTGCAGAGAAGTTTGAAGATATCTCTAAGGTATCTAAGGGCAAATCCGTAAAGTTTGAGATTAAGGCAGTAGGTGATATGACAGCCGCTGCTAACCTCACAGGTAACGCAGTAGCCACTTATAGCCTTACCCCTTCACTGAGGGGACGCAGGAAGGTATTTTTCCGTGATATCCCCGGTGTAAGTGTAGTACCTAGTGCCACTGGTATCTGGAAATACTACCTGAACAACACGCCTGCTGGTGAGGGTTCATTCGGTGCGCAAACAATTGGCTCTGCTAAGGCACAGATTGACTACGATTTCACAGAGACTACCGTAACTGTTAGCACTCTGGCAGGTTTCACAAGGATTGCCAAGCAGATGATGAGGGATCTTCCCTTCATGCAGGGTTTCCTTCCTGGTGAACTTCAGGAGGACTATCTGAGGAGTGAATCTAACACATTCATTAACTCACTGATGGCTGGTACTTCTTCCTACACCACCACTGCAACCGTTTACGCTGAGAAGTGTATCGAATGGATTGCAGCCGTAATGGCAAGGGATTACGATCCTAGTGCTATTGTTACCACTGCTGCCAACTGGGCAACGCTGTTGACTACTAAGCCTGCGGATTACTCTATCCCTGGTGGTGTGACTATCTCCGCAACTGGTGACGTACAGATTGCTGGTGTTCCTGTGGTAGTTTCTAACAACATGACCACTGGTAAGACCTTTGTGGGTGACTTCTCAAAGGTTAAGATTATCCAAAGTACTCCTTTGGCTGTTGAGTTCTTCGAGCAGGATGCCGATAACGTAACTAAGAACTTGGTTACTGTTCGTGCTGAGGCAGATGTAGCTCTGGCCGTTCTTAGGAGCGATTGGGGTGTTTACGCCTAATTCATAGGGGGAGGCCGTAACCTCCCCTTTTTTAAACTACTATATGCCAATAGGATCACAAAGTTCATTTCGCTACATCATGCAGGGTGTATTAGCCACTAATCCAAAGAGTATTCTGGATTTAGGTATAGGATTCGGTATGAATGGATGCGGTATAAGAAACTGGTACGACTTAGGATTAAATCCATTTAAGACAAAGCTAGTAGGTGTGGAAGGGTTTGAGGGGTACAGGAATCCCGCATGGGGACTGTATGATGAAGTAATAGTAGATAATATCCTGAACGTGGTAGATAGGATAGAGGTCTTTGACATGATACTAATAACGGACGTAATAGAGCATTTCAGCAAAGATGAAGGAATTGTATTGCTGGAAAAGCTGAAGCATAAAGTAAACAAGTGTGTAATGGTTTCCACTCCAGGCGTATGGATAGAACAGGGTGAGTATATGGGAAACAAACTAGAGGAACACAAAAGTATGTGGACGGTCAATGATTTCAAGGCTTTGGGCTATGGAATAGTTCAAGATGGAACGATTGACGACATGGGACACATGATGATAACAGCAGACTACATAAAGAAATAAAAATGGCTAGAATACTTTGCTCGATACATCTTTACCCTCCACAGCATAATTGTGGAGCTGAAGGCATGATTCACGCCATGAATAAGTACCTACAAAGCAAAGGACACGAGGTAAGGGTTCTTTTATGGCAAGCTAACCATTACCGTATAAAGAATGTTTATGTGTGGGAAGGGATAGATGTATTCCCTCCTGAGCAGAACATTACAGAGAAGCTATTTGCTTGGAGCGATGTTGTTTTAACGCATTTGGACTACACCCAACAGACAATTGGACTAGCAAGGATATTTAAAAAGCCTGTGGTTCACTTGATACATAATTACTCGGAGTACGAATCAATAAAAAATGCAGACAGACCTCAGTACATAGTGTACAATTCAGAGGCAGCAAAGGAGAAACTAAACTACCAACACGAAAGTATAGTGGTTCACCCTCCGGTAGATTGGAGGCAGTACGATATAAACAGAGACCCAGAAAGTAATAAATATATTACCCTGATTAACCTTGATGGTAATAAAGGAGGTGCGATACTGAGAGAGATAGCTAAGAGGTTACCGGAGAAACATTTTCTAGGAGTAAAAGGAAGCTACTCAGAGCCAGCTAGTGAAGGACAGCACACAGACCAACCTAGCAACGTGACGATAATGGATAATACGCCATTTATCATGAGGGCGTATGAGCAAACTAGGATTTTAATAATGCCTAGCAACTTTGAAAGTTGGGGAAGGACAGCAACCGAGGCCATGAGTTCAGGTATTCCGGTGATATGCAACCCAACACCAGGACTTAAAGAAAACTGTGGGGATGCGGGGATATATGTAGACAGGAACGATATAGACGGATGGGTAAAGGCTATTAAGAAATTAGACGATCCTAAAGAGTATAAGAAAGCAAGTAAGAAGGCTAAGGATAGGAGTAGACAGTTAGATCCTAACAAAGAATTGGAAGCATTTGAGGCATGGTTAACAGACGTGCCAAATAAATACACATTCAGATGAAAGTGAACGTTATTTCAGATATGGTTAGTGAGCCTGTTTCCTTGACAGAGATTAAGAACTGGCTCAGGATAAAGGACTTCACCGATGATGATACTTTGCTCATTGAGTTGGGTAAGAGTACACGTAGGCATTTGGAAAAGTTCACAGGGCTATCATTTGG